GTAGAAGAGATTACTATTGGTCTAACACAACAACTTAAAGAAGCTGATCGTGTCGGTATGGTTGCTGAAGATTTTGCTGTATCTGCAGATGAAGTAGCAGCTGCTGGTGATAACCTTGTTCTAGAGTTGTTTGACCCGTCTGCTAGCATTGAAGATATACGTCGGGTTTTGAATCCATCAGTTAATGAATTTGGTGGTGAGGTTCTTAATCAAGACAGTTATGTGGATGCTTTGAGTAGCATTAACTCTTTGGTTAAAAACTACACCAGTATGGATGTTGCTAAAGCACAAGCTTATACTGCAACGTCTATGGCTGGTCAGATTGCTGACCTTGCAGAAGGTATGCGTTTGAATCGTGGTTCTGTTTCTATCGAAAATGGTCAAGAACAAATCCTAGATAAGATCAATTTCCTACAACAACTGGTCGGTTCTACTCGTTATTTTACTACTCAAAAGAAAGGTCTTGCTGCTCTTGGTGAGCGTGCTAAGAACCTGTTTAAATCTCCTGAGCAGATCGCTAACGATATTAAAGAATCTTACCCTGTAGCACTCCGTCAGATTCAAACTGATAGCGAGATGTTTACCGAGAACTGGATGTGGTTGCAGGAAAACCGTCCTGACATCTTGGATTCATTTCTTGAGCTGTATGAAATGAGTGATGGTCGTATTAACACCATCGCTAAGATGAACGAGGACATTCTTAATAGTTTTACTAACTTCCGTCCTATCTACGATCCAAATCCTGATCAACCTAACCTTATCGCACAGGCTGTAAGGTCTAATTATTTTAACAGCCTTCTGTCTGCTGTAGGTACTGCTGCTAGAGCACTCTATGGTAACCTCAGCGGTCTCGTAGCGGAGCCTGTAGCCTACTTTGGTGGTGCTATGGCACGTAAGCAGTTGAAAGATCTGCAGCGTGGCTGGATGGCTTACAGCGCTATCTTCGACACACAAAAGAAAGCACTACCTTATGCTGGTCAGATGTTCTTGAAAGCATCTCAGAATCCTAACGCTGTTAAAGGTCAATCTCGTCTGGACCTTGTTATTAAACAGGAAGAGAAGATTAACCAGTACCGTTATATTGCTGAACAAGAGGCAGCTCAAGGTAGGCATGGTTTTAAGTTCCTTGTGCAACAATACGAGGATATGCAAGCTATGGCTGCTGACCCTGTGTTCCGTCTTGTACCTAACTTGTTTACAGGTTTTGACGCCTGGACTGGTGCTACCTTGGCTAACGCTCAGGCACGCTTCCGTGCTATGGACGAACTAGAACGCCTTGGTGAAGCTGCAACTCCTGCTAGAATTAAAGAACTAGCTGATGCTGAATACAACAGCATGTTTGATGCAAGTGGAATTATCAAAGATAAAGCTGTTAAATACAGCAATGCTGATATTGCACTTAACCTTGATACCGGACTTAGCAAGAAAGTTGATGGTCTTTTGCAGACACTACCTATGCTGACACCATTCCTCACGTTTCCAACAACGATGATGAATATGGTTAGGGTTGCTGATGATTATATTCCTGCACCACTACGCTCTTTTCAAAAAGACATCAATGAATTAGCATACACGTCTGTTCAAACGTTTATGGAAAACCCTGAATCCATGGATAACATCCTTGCTACTCGTGGGTTTAAGATTGACGAAATGGATGAGATTGCAAAGACAAACGCTTTAATTGATTTGAAGAACCGTACTCTTGGTCGTAAGGCTATTGGTACTTTCGTTACATCTCTTGTTATTGGCAGTGTGATTAAAGACAAACTGTTTGGTGATGGTTTGTTCAGTGTTACTGGTGATGGTTCTATTGACCGTCAGCTAAATACTGCAAGGATGAAAAACAGTAGCTTTAAACCCCGTTCAGTCATTGGACCTGACGGTACACGGTTTGAGTACAACGAAGTGCTTGGTCCTGGTTTAAGTAACTGGGTTGCAATGGTTGCTAACATTGCTGATAATTTTGACATGCTGGGTGAAAGCGCTCTTGAAAATCTTTTTCCTAAAGCTGTTTTTGTTTTGTCAGCTGCTTTAACAGATCAAGCCGGTTTGTCTGCTTTGCGTCCTTTAGTAGAGGTTTTTAGTGGCAACGAGTTTGCTATGAATCGTTGGGCTGCAGGTCAAATCAACTCTCTTGGTCCTCTTGCCGGTGCTCGTAATGAATTTGGTAAAATTCTTGACGGTGGTTTGAAAGATCTTAACAATGATATTGTTGAAATCTTGGCTGACCGCAACCGAGCAATTGGTTTGATTGATGAAACCAACAGACTGCCTACTATCGTAAGTCCTGTCAGCGGTGAAGCTCCTAACAAATACAGCTTCCTGCAACGTGTCTACAACGCTTATTCTCCTCTTAAAATCCATCCAGCAATGACTAAGGAAGAGAAGTTCTTGTATGATATTGAGTATGACGTGTCTACTGCATTTAAGAAACGCAATGGTGTTGACCTTGAAGCAGATGAGCGTAATGCTTTGAATCGTGAAATGGGGCAGATGGGGATCTTCAGAGAAGAGTTAAATAGAATTGCAAAGACCGCCGAAGCCCGTAATACAATTAAGGAGCTGCAAACAATGCGTCGTAGTTTCGTTGGTTCCGAAGAGGTGCCTATCGGAAAGTACGACCAAATCCATATGATGATCCGTGAGGCACAGAAAACAGCAGAAGAATATGCCTTCCGTAATCTTGAACCAGAAATGCGCAATGCTATTGAGCAACGTATTATGCTTAAGAAACGGAATGACATAAGAGCTGAACAAGGGATCATGCCAATTACAACTAACCGTTATTAAAAAACATGACGTGCTCTGCCGTAGAAACAATTCAAGCCGGAAACGGGACAAATAAGTTATTTACTTTTGACTTCCCGTACATTTTTAAATCTGAAATACACGTTTATTTTTGGAACGTAACTACAAAAGAATACGACGAAATTCTTACGACAGATGCCACCTACCCTTGGCAAATCACTGATGCTATCCCAACAGTAGTGGAGTTTACAGGGTCTGCTCCGCCCAGCCCTGCTACTCCTACTGAGCCAGGTGAGCCTACTGTTGATAATGTTAAAATCCGTCGGATCACTGATGTTTCCAAGATCCGTTCAGTATTTAACCCTGGTTCTTCTATCAGGTCTAATGATCTGAACACAAACTTTGAACAGTTGCGTTATGCTATTCAGGAAGCTGGTTGTACTGGTATTTCTGATGAAGTAGACGCTTACCTTAAAAACTATTACTGGAATAAATTTGACGAAACCGTTTATTCTGGTGAGACCTGGGATTCTGATGATGACCAGGTAGCAACTACTCAAGCTACTGATCAGCGTATTGACGCAAAAATCGATACTGCTATTGAAGGTGACATCCTTATTAATACTACTGGTCTCACCAAAAGCACAGCTGGAGGTCAGACTACCCTAGGTATTGGTGCCGGTTCTGTGGACCTTGACCGGATCAAAGACAGTGATATTGTCACATCTGGTGAAGGTTGGACAAACGGAGATACGCTGATTGCCACTACTCAGTCAATTGATAACCGTATTGACGCCGCTATTGATAATGACGTTTTGGTCGACGGTACTGGTCTTACTAAAACCTCTTCTGGTGGTCAGGTGACTCTCGGTATTGGGGCTAATAGTGTTGACTTTGATCGTATTAGGGATGAAGATATTATCACCTATTCTGAACAAAACTCTGGTTCTCCTTCTCCTGCCGACACTAATATTTTTACTGCTTCTGCAGCTGCACGCCGTTTTGATACTATTGTGCACACTTCTGTTCCTGTTGGTTCTGATTGGGAAGTAGGTAAGACTTGGTTGCAGAATGACGAGAACCTGACTCTAAGTATTTGGAACGGTACCGGTTGGTCTACTGTGTCACAGGGTGGCGGTTTCCGAACTCAGGACAAGGTTATTTATGTTGATAAGGCTGGTGGTAGTGATGGTTCAACTGGTCACCGGATTAGTTCACCAAAAGCTACAATCAAAGCGGCTATCGCAGACATCAACGCTGACATTTCTATTTCTACTGAAACCTCTGATGGTTTTGATGGTGGTAGTAGCTATGCCGATGGTGCTTATACAACCGTACCTCTGACTGGTGGGACAACCGGATCAGGATTGACAGCGACTATTGTGGTCTCTGGCGGTTCTGTTACTTCTGTAACTAACGTTTCTAGCAATACAATCCAAGAGTATCAGATTGGTGATGTCCTATCAGCAGATGATGCTAATCTTGGTGGTAATGGTGGTAGTGGATTCCAGCTGCCTCTTATTGGTGGTGGTGACGGTATGACCGTTATTGTTGCTGCCGGTGTTTACCAGGAAGCTGCACCTATTCAAATTAAACGCCGTAACGTATCTATTATTGGTATGGCGTTGCGGAGCTGCATTATACACCCAACTGTTGCAACACAAGGTGATCACGCTGTTGGCAACCACGCTCTGTTTGAGGTAAACAGTGGTTCGTTCTTGCAAAACCTTACGTTGACTGGCATGAAAGCCAACACAGGTACAGGCAACACTGTTGATGCTGCTCTACCTAATCGTCAGGGTTGGAACTTTGCGTTTTATAATGGTAGCTATATTACTAAATCTCCATATATTCAGAATTGTACTAACTTCTCTGACAGTGAGATTGATAACAATGACCTGCTTGCTCACAATCCGCGTGGTGGTCAGGCTGGAGATACTGATTCTGCGCCTACTGGTGGCGGTATGCTTATCGACGGTTCAGTGCCTAAGAGCACTAGCCCGCTACGTTCGATGGTTTCGGACAGCTACACCCACGTCGGTCTGAATGGTCCTGGTACACTTGTTTGTAACAACGGTTATGCACAGTGTACGTCTAGCTATGCTTTCTTTAACAAGTACCACATCAAAGCACTGAATGGTGGTCAAGCCAACCTGGCTGCATCTACCACAGACTTTGGTGCTGAAGCTTTGGTGGCTGATGGTAAATCTACATCTGCTATCTTTACGTCTAATGTTGATGGTGCTGCGTCTGATGGAGCGGCATCCTTTAACGTTAATGAACCTACTGCAGGAACTGGATGGTTTGGTAACACACAACGTCCAGCAACTAACATGTTGGTCGAAGTTAACAGTGTTATTTATCCGATCCTATCTGCAACAGCAAACACCGATACTGAAGGTGGTGCTGGTTGGACTGTAACGATTAGCCGTCCTGATCCTAACAACAAGAGTATAAACCAAGGTCTAAACGGTGCTATTACCGACGACGCTGCTGTATCTTTCTATCTTCGTTCTATGATCGCATCTAGCGGTCACACAATGGAATATGTTGGTAGTGGTACTGATTACAGCGCTTTGCCTGAAAACGGTGGTGTACCCGATGAAACCAAACAGATTGTTGAAAGTAACAATGGTAAGGTTTGGACAGCAACTACCGACCACAACGGTAAGTTTAAGATTGGTGGTAACCAAACAGAAGATCCTATTTTCCAAGTAGATCAGCAGCTTGGTTTTATTACTATTCCTGCAGGCTCTATTGCGTTTAACCTGAAGTCTGATCTGACGCCACAACTTGGCGGTGACCTTGACGTAAATAGCAACAGCATCGTATCTACTAGCAACAGTGACATTACTATCAATCCTGATGGTACTGGTAAGGTTGATATACGAGCAACAATTACAAATGCTACAAGTAACGCTAATATTAAGCTAGAGCCTAATGGTACTGGCAGTGTTGATGTAAGTAGCAGTAAAATTATTAATGTTACTAACCCAACTGATGATCAAGATGCAGCAACTAAAAAGTATGTTGATGATACAGTTGCTGGTATTGACGAAGTTATAGAAGATACCTCACCACAGCTTGGTGGTAACTTGGATACCAATGGACATTCAATCGTTACAACCAGTAATGCTAACCTTATCCTAAATCCTGATGGGACTGGGTTTGTCGATGTGCAAGGTAAAATTTCTACCAATACTGCAAATGCTAATGTAGTTATTGACCCTATCGGTACTGGTACTGTTGATGTCAGCACTAGCCGTATTACCAGTGTTACCGATCCAACCGGTGCACAAGACGCTGCAACTAAAAACTATGTAGACACTACAACCACTGCTAACCCGCTCTATGTAGCCGTTGCTGGTGACGATATGACGGGTGCCTTGGCAATGGGTACAAACAAGATTACCGGTCTTGGTGACCCTGGTGCTGCTCAAGATGCAGCAACTAAGAACTATGTAGACACCAGCTCTGCTAACACTAATTATGTTGCCGTTACTGGCGATGACATGACTGGTGATTTGGCAATGGGTAGTAACAAGATTACTGGTCTTGGTACCCCCACTGATAGCGCTGACGCTGTACCAAAAACGTATGTTGATAGTTTTGAAAATCAGACAACTAATATTGCGGATGACGCCGTAACCGCTGCTAAACTGGATGATACTGGTGTAATTGGTGGTAGTTATACAGCTACAAACCTTACTGTTGACGCACAGGGTCGTATTACTGCCGCATCAAATGGTGCTGTAACCTCTATTGCTGTCGGTGATACGTCAGTTGTCGTAACCGATACTGGTACTGACGGTAAAGTTGCTATTTCTGCCGATGGTTCTGAAAAAGTACATGTTGATTCAGCTGGTACTGAGTTTTTAGCTTCAGCTAAATTTAATTTTAATGGCACTAGTCAAGTTGTATTAAATAAACCAGCTACTGATAATTATGCAGGTTTAACTTTTAGCGAGGTTGATGATGCAAGATATTTGCTGTATGTAAATAATACAGTGGACGCTCCTCTTACTTTACAATGCCGTAAAAACGGAGCAAATATTAAGACCGCGGCTTTTGCTTCTTTGGATGGCTCTATAACCATGAATCATGGTTTGAAGATTAAAGGTGTATATCCTACTGACACTCAGCAATCAGAACTAGTTCTTGAAGGAGATAGTCCTTCAATTACTTTTTCTGACACTGGATCAGGCGCAGATGATTTTTATATTCATGTTGCAAGTAATAATCTCTATATTCTGTGTGATGATAATGGAATAGCTGGAGCGTGGGACGGTCCTCATCCATTACAATTAGAAGCTGATACAAATGACGGCTACATGTTTGGCCGGCGGCTTATCGATAACGGTAACTTTAGTGTAAATGGAAGTGGTTATTTCCAAACTACTTTACGGGTTGACGGTGATATTACGATGAAAAATGGGGCTAATGTTGACCCTGGATTGTGTTTTACCAGTGATACTGATACGGGTCTATTCCGTAATGGAACTAACAGCCTCGGCTTTACTACTGGCGGTGTAAGACGTGGATACATGCAGAGTGGGACCTTTGTGTTCTTTGGTATCTACAATAATACTGTGGGTTCAAGTGGATCTACTGTACGTGTTACAAGTGATGGACGCTTGAGACGTGCAAGTTCAAGTAGAAGGTATAAAACCAACATCGAACCAATGGATTTGTCTTATGCAAATAGGATTCTTGATGAAGTCCAACCTGTATGGTACAGACCTCTGATTCCCGATCCTGAGTACCCCCAAGCTTATTTAGATAATCTTGCAGAAGGTGAATCACCTACTATTGATGATTGTGAAGCTTACTGTCAAGACGAAGGTATTACTTGGGATGCTGATAGCAAAAGGATGAATGAAGGTGAGAATCCAGCCCATAGTAAATGGGGATTTATTGCTGAAGACGTTGCTGAAATTGACCCTAGGTTGTGCTCTTACAACCCACACGCAGGTCACTATGACTCTATTCAGTATGAGGAGTTTACACCAATTCTTCTTAAAATTGCTCAAGAACAAAAGGCAAAAATTGATTCTCTTGAAGCTAGACTTGCTGCACTAGAAGCAGCTTAATTAACCTTAAATTTAATCTATTATGATTACCCTTATCCGTCCAATCCTTTTTTCATTCCTCAATAGCGACAAAGTAAAGCGTCTGATTGTTGACCTTCTCCGCAAAGCGGCAGAACAAAGCGACAACACAGTCGATGATACTGCTGTTGATTTTATTGAGCGTGGTTTCTTTGGTGTTAAGTAATGGACTTAGGTGAGCCGCCAGTACTACCGTACATAAGGCTCCCTGAGCCTCTTAATTTACCAACTCCGGTACTAGATGTCCCACGAGCGGATTTGCCCTCATACAAGCCGCTTGTGGTGCCTCCTAGCGACCTTCGACCACCTCCGGGGGTTAAGGGTACAACGCCTTCAGAAAAACCCCCGATTAAACCACCTTCTATACCTATACCAGAACAGCCTACAGTACGTGTTCCATTTACAGAAATGGATGTGCCGGTACCTGATGGCATAGTTCTGACTACAGCAGCTACTACAGCTGTTGTGTCTGTTGCAGCCACCCTTACTGCTACTTCTTTATTTAAGTGGTTAGTAACTGTTATGAAACCTGTTTTTAAACAAGCATGGACCAAACTAACCAAAAAAAAGGAGGAAAAAACTTCTTAGATAAAGTCAAAGAAAATACTGAGGATGAACTACAAATCCTTGGTACTTTTGTCCGACTAGGTGTTGTTATCTGGAGTGGTTTTATTATCACTCTTAACTACGTTGACCTCCCTATGATTAAAAAGGGACAAAGCGGTGGAGATATTACATTTGTAGCTTCTGTTTTTACAGGAGCACTTGCAACTTTTGGACTGACTACATCGAATAGTAAAACAAACTCTAAACCTCCTGAACCCAAAAAGAAAGAAGAATGAAACGTCTTATTTTATTGATGATGTTGGCTAGCCCTGCAGCCGCACAGCAAGTAACCCCAAACTTTACCCAGGGATCAATGCAATCGACTACAACCACCACGGTTGACATTGAACGTACTATTGAAACTGAAGTCTATGGTGGTGATTATTCATCATGGAGTGGATCAAACGTTACACCAAGCGCAGACATTTCTGGCAGCAGTACAACATTTTCCGTAGAAACGGCTGGAGACCCTTGGTCTTTGGAAATCACAACACGAGATGCGGGGATTATCGAAACAATCGATATCACCGAAAGCATCGATTCAACATCTACCACTACCTCACTCTCTATCTTCTCGCAATAAGTCCTGCTTATTCAGAAGAAGCGCCTGAGGTGTACAATACTTCTAACCCAGTAGCTGCAGCAACAGGCAATGTGACTAATCAGGCGGTGCAATTCCAGAACAATGGTGCACCGTCCCGTCAAATGTTTGGTGCAAATAGTTCATGCAACGGGGCAACAATGACGTTCAGCCCTTTTTATATGGGCAACGACACTATTCCATATAAACATGATGGCTATGTTCGGTCTAATAACTTTGGAGCACAAGTCAATTTCAGTGTACCGTTAGACGGTAGTATGATAGAGTTGTGCAAACAGATAGCTAGACGGCATGAACAAAAGATGAGGTTAAACTATGAAATGGTTCGTGCACTAAAATGCACTGAAATTATGAAAGCTGGTTTTACCTTTCGTCCTGGCAGCAGGGTAGAAGTATTATGTCATGATATTGTACCTATTGTATCCGTAAAAAATGAGTGAAGCACTTGTTAGTATAGCTGTCGCCGTCGTTGCGGGCGGTGCTGCTTTGAACAACAGATTACATAAT